GTATAAATCAGGTTGAAAGAAATTTACATGCCACTTCAATATTATACAACGTTATACGAGAAGAAAGATTGTGGGATTATATTGATATTGTAAGAATGAAAAACAGGTTGATAATACAATGAAGTGTAAAGAAAGAGAATTAGATTTAGAATTACCTGATTACATGACAAAAGGTGGGCCTGGTGATAAGTCAGCGCCTGGTAAAATTGATACATCTTCGTGGTTTAAGGATCAGTTAGACCGAGATAGTTGGGCGTATAATCCTTTTGTTGTTGATAAAGGTACAATAGGTCAGCAAGCAAAAGACCAAGAAATATTTTTTTGTGATATACCTTTCAATCAAGTTTATTTAGAGATAAGTGGTAACTATGCAGCCTGCTGTTTTGGGGCAGAGGCAGATGGTGAAGATGGTTTGCCAAATCATAATGTAAACAATACAACACTACAAGAATGGATGCGTGATAGCACGTATATGAATAATATACGTAAGGAAATGCTTGATCCTAATTCAGATTTAAAGACCGTAAAAAAAACTTGTAAGAGATGTATAGCAGATGAAAAGCGTTATGGCAGATCCCGAAGAACAGCATGTATGAAAATTCATACACAAGAAAAAGATTACTGGCAAGCAATAGAACGATCAGTATTGATGTTCAAAGCAACAGGTCAATATGAGTTTGAGGAAAGAATATTAGAAGTACAATTAAAAGTATATGGTGATGAGTGTAATTTAGATTGTCATATGTGTGTACATCAAAATTCAACAACCCGTCAACAAGTTGCAAAAAAAGGTGTATGGAGTGAAGAAATATTTGGTAATACTAATTATGGTAAAGGCGAATACAAAACATTTAATAGCAAAAATGTTGAAGATATGATACAGCAAACCGTAGAGTTAGCACCTTTCATACGTAGTATTAAAATTATAGGTGGCGAACCATTAATTATGAAAAAACACTATGAACTATTACAGAAATTAATAGACATAGATGAAGCAAAAAATATTATGATAAAGTATCAAACAAACTTTACAGAAACAAAAGCAGGCAAACATAATATCTTTAATTACATACCACATTTTAAGCTTGTGTCTATGGTTGCGTCTGTAGATGGCATAGGTCCTGTTATAGAATATATGAGAAGAAGAACAGATTGGAATAAAGTTATACAGAATACTGAAATATGTAGAAAGTATGATAATGTCGTTGTTGATTTTAATGGTTTAGTTTCGTTTTTAAGTGTTATGAGATTTTACGAAGTAATAGATTATTGTTTAGATAGGCCTAAACTAATAGATCAAATCAATTGGGCAATGGTAGAAAACCCAAAACATTTAAGAGTAAATAATTTGCCAGAAAAATTAAAACAAAATTTGATTCCTAAATATGAAAAGTGGCCTGACATACAAGCTGCATTAAGAAAACCAGCTGATGAAGATGTTAATATACAAGATACATTTCAATATCTTTTAAAACAAGATAAATTCTATGAAGGAACAAAATGGGAATCACATTTGTTTAAGGTGTTTCCTGAGCTAGAAGAATACTATGACCCTATGTACAATCACAATGCTAATTTGAAACTAAATATAAAAAACAATGAGGATATATTATGACATTTGACGAACTACAAGCACTCGCTGAAAAAGACCTAAAAATAAATGATACTGAACTTGATTTAGAATCACTAAAAACACCACAACTACATAACAAGTATATGAAGTTTCATAATCAATATGTTAATCTATTGAAAAAGGCTGAACAAGACTTGGCAAGATTAACAAGAGAGAAATGGGAATACTATACAGGCAAAGCAGACCCTAGTGTATATCAGGAGAGACCTTTCAATCTGAAGATATTAAAACAAGATGTTGACAAATATCTTAAAGCAGATGATGACCTTATTAAGTTAGAACAAAAAGTAACTTATGTACAAAGTGTTGTTGACTACCTAGATAGAACAATTAAAATTATTTCTAATCGTGGCTTTCAAATTAAGAATGCTATAGACTGGCGTAAGTTTACATCTGGCGTAATCTAAAATGCAAAACATAATAGTTGACAAGGTCAATGACGTGTACCTACGTATTGACGCAGACGCAAGTATCCGTAGAGAGTTATCAGATTATTTCTCGTTTGAAGTACCTGGTTACAAGTTTACGCCTCAATTTCGTAATAGAGTTTGGGACGGAAAGATACGGTTATATTCGTATGCTACAGGTCAATTATATGTTGGATTGTATCCTTACTTAAAAGACTGGTGTAAGAAGAAAGATGTACATATTGTCGAATCTAGTCAAATCCTTGCATATAACAGCGGCATAGCCGCCGATATAGACGGTTTAATCGAGTCTTATGATATGTCTATCACGCCGAGGGACTATCAAATTAACGCTTTCAAGTTTGCACTAGAATATGAAAGAGGACTAGTTTTATCGCCTACTGCCTCTGGTAAATCACTTATCATCTATATGTTATGCAGGCACTATATGAATATGATAAACAACAATATTCTAATCATTGTACCAACAACATCACTAGTAGAACAATTATACAAAGATTTTAAAGACTATGGTTTCAATGTAGAAAAGAATGTCAGTAGAAAGTATCATGGTTATGATATAGATGAAGATAAACGAATCGTTATCTCAACTTGGCAGTCATTATATAAACTTCCAAAGAAGTTTTTTGAAGACTATGGTGCAGTTATAGGTGATGAGGCACACTTGTTTAAGGCTGTATCATTGACAAAGATAATGACTAAACTAACAGATTGTAAATATAGAATAGGTCTTACAGGTACGTTAGATGATAGTAAAACACACAAGTTAGTATTGCAAGGTCTGTTTGGTATGGTCAACAAAGTTGTATCTACTACTGAACTGATAGAAAGAAAACAACTTGCAAATCTAAAAATCAAATGTCTGAACTTAAAGTATCCTGAAACTGAAGCCAAAAAAGTATATGGTGTAAAATACTTTGAAGAACTAGAATACCTCACTCAAAATACTGCTCGTAATAAATACATACGAAATCTAACCTTAGCACTTAATGGTAATACATTGTGTCTATTTCAACTTGTTGAAAAACACGGAGAGATTTTATATAAACTGATTAAAGAAAAAGTAGACCCAAAGCGAAAAGTGTTTTTCGTTTATGGGGGAACTGAAACAAATGATAGAGAAAAAATTAGAGCAATCACAGAAAAGTCGGACAACGCAATTATTATCGCTTCTTTCGGGACGTTCAGCACTGGTATCAATATTCGTAATTTACACAACATTGTTTTTAGTAGCCCTAGTAAAAGCCCTATAAGAATATTGCAAAGCATTGGCCGTGGGCTTCGTGTCGGTGATAAGAAACAGTCTGCTACAGTCTATGATATTTCAGACGACCTTACATACAAAGATAAAAAGAACTTCACATTAACACACTTTCAGGAAAGAGTTAACATCTATAATAGAGAAAGCTTTGACTATGAAATACACAGCGTAGATTTAAAATGATTTCAGACGAAGATTTTAAATTTTTATTAGATAAGAGTCAAGGCTCTAAAAAGATATTAGAGATAGGTACAGGTACAGGTAAAAGTACAGCCGCATTAAGACTCAACGCTGAGGTGTACACCATTGACAGAAACGATATATTTGAGTATAATATAGATTGTTATAGATTTATTACTGAAAGTAAAGTTTATTGGGAATCTTATATGCACTATGACTTTGATTTTGTTTTCGTAGATGGCTCTATAACAAAATTAGATTGTGAACAAATATTAAAAAGAACAAAGGACTCTTTTAAAATAATATTCCATGACTATATACCAGGAGAGCAGGACCCTGGAAAAGGTAAAGGTTATTACAATATGAAAGTATTTAAAGAAACAGCTCTATTAGACTATGCAATGCAAGAGGAATTAGGTGGCTCACATTGTGCCTTAATAACGCTTAAGAAAGATAAATAGCTATATGATTGATCGTGTTAATGACAAAACGGTTAAGATAATCAGACTGGTTTCTGGAGAAGAAATCTGTTGTAGGTTTCCTCTACATAAAGACCAATTACCTGAAAACTCTAAACTATTAAGGTTGCAAGAACCTATGCTAATTAAATACGTACCTCGTATTACTGAGCAAGGTATATCTGATTATATTGCACTAGTAAAATGGGTTGGTTTTACAGATGAGAAAATAGTCACCATTCCTGTTGATAAAATTATTACAATATGTAATGCCACACAAGGTTTCACTAAAAGATATAGTGATCTAACACACGCACTAAAACACACAAAACAGGCCTTACCAGGATTTATTGAAAGAGAGATGTCGGACGAAGAACTAGATCGTGCCGCTTCCAATTATGAGAATGATATAACAAAGGATGATATAAAAGAAGTCGCTGACTTATTAAAAATGCCTTCAAAGAAGTTGCACTAGAGGGTAGCTATTCTCCTCGGTAACAACCCACATGGGTATTATACAACGGGAATTAGATTATGTCAAGCGGCCGTGAGGATTAAATTATGCCAGGTAAATGGGACGGAAAAAGTAGAATTTCTAACGACAAATATAGACAAAATTTTGACAGGATTTTTAAAACAAATCCTATCGCAAAAGAGGTACGTACTCCAAAGTACAAATCCCGAGTAGTAAAACCAAAGAAAGGAAAAGGTAGTTTCAAACGTGTAAAGCTTGACAATTTTGACAACCTATAGTATTATATAACCATGAGTAGAACAAAGAAAAAATCCGAACATTATGTAGATAACAAAAAGTTTCTACAGGCGATGATTGAGTATAAGGATAAGTGTGATAAAGCAGAAAAAAGAAAAAGAAAACACCCACCTGTCACTAATTATATAGGTGAATGTTTTTTAAAGATTGCGAATCACTTATCTTATAGACCTAATTTTATTAACTATACATTTAGAGATGATATGATTTCTGATGGTATAGAAAATTGTTTACAATATCTTAAAAACTTTAATCCAGACAAGTCTAATAATCCTTTTGCTTACTTTACGCAAATAATATATTATGCTTTTATTAGAAGAATACAGAAAGAGAAAAAACAATCTAATATAAAATACAAGATGATAGAACAAGCAAACATAGATGAGTTTGCTGTACTACCAGGTGACACAAATAATGATTACAAAAACCAGTTTTTAGAATTTTTAAGAAAGAATAAACCATCAACTGAAGAACCACAAAAGAACGAAATTAAAATAAAGAAAAGAAAAAGAAGAACCTACACAAGTGTTTTAGACGTATAATGAAAATTGCACTATTGAATGATACACACTTCGGTGTTCGTAATGACTCTGAAGCGTTTAGAAAATATCAGCTTAGATTTTATAATGAAATCTTTTTCCCATACCTAAAAGAACATAACATTAAAACGTTAGTACATTTAGGTGATGTTGTAGATAGAAGAAAGTTTATTAACTTTCAAACTGCTTCTATTTTTAGAAAACAATTTTTTGATAGACTCTATGATGAAAAGATTGATACACATATTATTATAGGTAACCACGATACCTATTTTAAGAATACTAATAAAGTAAATGCTATAGAAAATCTATACTCATCATTTGATAAAGTAAACGAACCATTTATCTATACTAAATCAACTGTTGTAGATTTTGATGGCACACCTATTTTATTTACACCTTGGATTTGTGATGACAACTATGAACACTCTATGGAAATGTTAAGAACAGCTAAAGCAGATTTATGTTTTGGTCATTTAGAAATCAAAGGTATTGAAATGCAAAATGGCGTAATCAATGAATACGGTTTAGCAAAATCAGATTTTAGTAGATTTGAAAAAGTAGTTTCAGGTCATTTTCACAAACATACAGATGATGGTCAGATATTCTATTGTGGTGCTCAATATGAGATGACATGGTCAGACTATAAAGACCCAAAAGCGTTTCATGTTTTTGATACAGAAACAAGAGAGATGACAAGAATATCTAATCCACTTACCATACATAAAAAGATAATTTATGATGATAAGAAACATGATTATACAAACTTTGATATACAACCATACAACGAACACTTTATTAAATTAATCGTATTAAACAAGACTAATAACGAGGTATTTGACAAATTTGTGGAAAGATTGTATAATGAGATAAGTGTACATGATTTAAATATTGTAGAGGATTATTCTGATATTAAAGCTAGCGTAAGAGAAGACATATTAGAAATGGGCGAAGATACAGTTACATTCCTAAATAATTACGTAGATCAATTAGAAACAGATATAAACAAAACAAAGTTAAAGGAATACTTAAAGTCAATTTACATAGAAGCTAACGACAACAACGTATGATATATTTTAAAAAATTAAGATGGCGTAATTTTCTATCTACTGGTAATCAATTTATAGAAGTAGATTTAAGAAAGTCACCATCAACACTTATCATTGGTATGAACGGTGCAGGCAAATCTACTTTACTTGACGCACTATGTTTTGCTTTATTCAATCGTGCCTTTAGAGATATAAAGAAAGAACAACTTGTAAATACTATCAATCAAAATGATTGTGAAATAGAAGTGGAATTTGAAACAAGCAATAAACAATATAAAGTAATTAGAGGTATTAAACCTAACAAGTTTGAAGTTTATTGTAATGATGTATTATTAAACCAAGACGCTAATAATGTAGATTATCAAAATGCTTTAGAACAAAACATTTTAAAATGTAACTATCGTGCTTTCTGCCAGGTGGTCATCCTTGGATCAACATCATACGAACCTTTTATGCACTTACGTGCTAGATACAGACGAGAGGTTGTAGAAGAAATATTAGACATAAGAGTTTTTAGTCACATGGATTTATTGTTAAGACAGAAACAAGGTGAACTAAACAAGGCTGTTGTTGATGTAAAACATAGATACAATTTGATGACAGAAAAATACGAATTACAAAAGGCTCATTTTGAACAAATACAAAATAGAGATAATACAGATATAGAAGATAGAAAGCAACAAAGAAAAGAAAACGACCAAAGTAATTATGAGTATATGTCAAAACTACAATTGCTTAATGAAAAAATTATATCTACAAAAGCAGAGATGTGGGGTGGTGAAAAACACACTAGAAAAGAAACTGAACTAGCAAAACTAGAAACAAAGATAGAACACAATTTAGAAACGCACAAAAAGAAAGTTAATTTTTTTGAACAAAACAATAATTGTCCTACGTGTACACAACCTATTGATGAACGATTTAAACAAACACAAATATATGAAGGCAAGAAAAAGATTAATGAATTAGAAGAAGGCCTACAAAAACTATTTGCAGAAATAGAAAACAATAAAGGTAAAATCAAAGAGATGGAAGTAATCAATCAAAGATTAAATGATTTAAATATTTCTGTTGCAAAAGTAAATACATCTATTTCAGAAATCAATAGACACTCAAATAGACTAGATACTGAAATTGCTAAACTAGAAAACGATACAGATAATACAAACAACGTAGCAAAAGAATTAGAACAAATAAAAGAAGACTTAAAACTAGTAAACGTAGAGAAGAACAAGGCTGTAGAAGAAAAGAAATATATTGATGTTGCTAGAGAAATACTTAATGATACAGGTGTTAAAGCAAACATCATTAAGAAGTATCTGCCAATAATGAATAATTTAATTAATAAGTACCTACAATCTATGGACTTCTTTGTTAACTTTGAACTAGACCAAGAATTTAACGAAACAATAAAAAGTAGATATAGAGATACGTTTAATTATAATAGTTTTAGTGAAGGTGAAAAATTAAGAATAGACCTTGCATTATTATTTACATGGCGTACAATTGCAAAAATGAAAAATAGTACTAATACAAATCTATTAATACTAGATGAAATATTTGATAGTAGTTTAGATGGTCAAGGTACCGAAGACTTTTTTAAAATACTTAAAACACTATCAAAAGAAAACACATTTATTATATCACACAAAGGCGATATACTATTTGATAAATTTACAAATATAATTAAGTTTGAAAAATATAAAAACTTTACAAGGATAGCAGCATGATATACACATTGTTACCACCAACAGATGAAAGAGTCCTATCAAGCATAGTACCTTTTGATATAGAAGAATTTAAGAAACAAGAAAAGATAAGTGTTACAGAATTTTGTAACAACATGTTTGAAACAATGAAAAACTATGGTGGTATAGGCTTATCAGCAAATCAAGTAGGTAAACCATATCGTATGTTTGTAATGGGTGATAATGCAAATATAGAAAAAGGTAGAAAGTGGGTGTGTATTAATCCTGAAATTACAGATATGAGTAAAGACACGATTAGATACAAAGAAGGTTGTTTAACTTTTCCTTTCCTATTTTTAGATATAGAAAGACCACAAAAAATAAAAGTTAAATATTTAAATGAACAACTAGAAACTGTGGAAGAAGAATTTGATGGCATTGTAAGTAGATGTTATCAACACGAATTAGACCATATGCAAGGAAGAGTATTTACAGAATTAGTCAGTAAATTAAAATTAAATATGGCTCTAAAAAAGAGAGATAAGGAAATAAAAAGGGTAACAAAGTTATGGAAACAAAAGTCTTAAAAGAATTAGATTTACCTGAATACATACAACCATTAGATACGGCTATAAAATTTTTAGATAACTTATCGTATTCAGCAGTAAAAACAAAATACAATGCAAAGGGTGATTGGGATGCTGTATCTATAAAAGGATATAGTGATGACATAGGTAACATTTTAAAACCTGGTGTATTAAAGTCAGATGTAGAACCAGCAGAATTAAGATGGACAAGTCTATACGAAGAACCTGACCTATTACCTTTAAAAGAAATACTATCTCATATACCAGCAGAGTTTGAACGTGTAAGGGTTATGAGATTAAAAGCAGGTACAACTATAAAGAAACATACAGACAAAGTAGATAAAGAAATAAAAGAAGGCAAGATTGTTAGATTACACGTACCATTAAGAACAAGTAAAAATGTATATTTTTATCTATGGGAAAAGAAAAAAGAGCATTGCTTTCATTTAGATGTAGGTAAGTATTACTTTGTAGATGTTACAGCTGCTCACGCTGTACACAATAAGGCAGACTTTGACAGATTACATTTAGTTATAGATTGTTATAACAATCCTAGATTAGAAGACTTATTAAAACAAGCAGACGAGTTAGAAGATGATATTTGCAGTCCCATCGGATTTTGAAAAAGTAAAATCTATATTTTACAGCCATAAGAAATGGTTTCCACATGTACGTACAGACTACATGAAGCGTATGATTGCAAGAAAGCAACTCATATTAGAAGATGGTATACTGATAACTTTTCATCACGCAAAACGAAGACAAAAGATAGGCGATGTACAACTACAAAAAGGCGATACTGTATTACACCAGATTGCAAGTGATTCGCCAGGCTCTGGTACTGCCCAGGCTATACTAAACAACTTCTTTGATTATTGCCCTAGTGATGTATTTTTATCAGTAAGAGCTGACAACTTGACAGCTAATAAGTTTTATGTTAAAATGAATATGAAATTAATCGGTAAGACAAGCTGGGCAAAAGGCACCTTACCAGGTAACGTATATGTCAAACGCAAAAGAAGTAATACAGGACTGGAAACAGAATAAAGGATTCCCATACTATCCTGAAGATAGAAAATGGCGAGATGATGAGTTTAATAAACTTACGTCATTTAATAGAGATACTTTATTAGATACTCAAAATAAAATCATAGGTCAATCTACACATGGGTTAACACTTGCATGGTCGTATATGCACCACGCATGGTCAATTAAATGTGGTAAGATGAAGACACCTATGGAGATATGGGAAGATGAAGAACATTTAGAAAAAGGTATTAACAAGATACTTACAGGTACTTTCTTCAC